GTTGTAGGACTGTTAGGCTTGTCCAATCAACAAAATTGTCAGTAGTTTGTAATTCTAAACTAGGGTTAAACAACACTAAAATTTGTTCAAGTATTTGTAATTTTTGATCAGTATTGGTTGACCAGATGTCAGCAACAAATGTAAGTTTATACGGACTAGGCATAATCCGTTCGACAGTATACCCAGCACCTTGTACATATTGATATTCACCAGTAGCAGGGTCTACTGCACGTTCACGTATTTGTACTTTGCTAACAAACGTAGGATCTTGTAAACGACTTTGTTCGTATTCTAATCCCTTAATATAACAAGCAATAAATGGAGCGGCAGGGATAGTATTTTCTGAATTCTTTTTCAATGTACTGGCTGCTTGACGACTAGGATCTCCATACATAACTGGTATTTGATGTAACACTCCATTACCATCTTGATAACTGAAGTTACTCATTGCTCTAATAAATTGTGTCAAATATCTTCGTATTTGACCATCGTAAAAATGATCCATTTTTAATTATCCGCTTTTGGTCGTAGTGCTTTGCTAAGTGATTGTCGCTCAGTAATAGTTTGCCCGTTAATTGTGGCAGTAGTCGTATTGTTAATAAATCCAGTCTTTTGTGTTTGTCTAATCTTATCTCCAGCAAATACTCCTGTGGTAGTATCTTGTGCACCAAATTCATTCATAGTCATTTGTACGTTTCTATCATACATTAACCAGTTTACGCCATCATATCTATACAATACATTTGGGTAATAATCTGTTCTTAAACAAAAAGTTCCTTGTGCAGGATGATCTGGAAAAGTAATTCCAGATATGAATGGAGCACCATTTGGAGGAATTCCTGATCCAGTCATATATCCAATGTATAAATTTTTACTAGGAGTATGTAACACTATACTAGCATCTAATATTGCTTGGTCGATACTTGCATCATCATACATATCACTGGCATCTGCATAATCAACTAATCCAGATTCACGTGTGGGAATAACATAAAATCCTGTTATATCATAACCACTGACTGGCGCATCTAACATTGCTTGTTCAACAATATTATCATTAATTTTAATACTTTGATTATACGTGCTCAATAAATCTCCTAAAGTACTACCATCACCGTTACCGCTATCAGCATCAAGTATTTGTTTGTATTCCTGACTGTCAATTAATGGAACACATTTTGCTTTAATCAAATGAGGATACCAAGTAACACTAAAACCTGCTGTAGGACGACTCACATCCTGTACTACATAAAACCTTTTTAATGCCACAATGTGATCATCTAATGCGTACTCATCTTTTAGGTGTGGTAATTCAATCACATCACCTGGCATTATCTTTCTTCCTAATGCTTCCACATGACTACGAAGATGCAAATGCATCATTATTGTATCATTTTGTAAAAATAAACCAAATTGTGTTAAATTAAAATCTAGATCCTGCATTTGATAAATGCCACGTATAACATAAACATCTGGATCATATTGTCTATCTCTATTCTCCATGAAAAGTACGTCCTGTATCCCTAACTCTGGGATAGTATTTGTACCGGTATTTGCAGGAGTAGTGGGAGTAACATTAGTGCCAGTAGATGATACAGGTCCTAAGTATTTGTGAATCAAACAATCCACCCCACCCACTTGAAACCGCTCATTGACAACTCGGTCAATAAACTTAAAATCTTTGCCCTTTTCGGGTCTATAAAGTGACAATCTTGGCATATACCTATTTATGCTAAATATCGTTATGGACGATACAACTCAAGCACGACAAGAAATTGTAGATTATATCAATTCTTTCCTAGGCGGATCGATGGTAGATGTAGAACTTGAACCAAAAGATTATACATTTGCAATTGATCGAGCACTGGCAAAATACCGCCAACGTAGCAGTAATGCTGTTGAGGAAAGTTATGGTTTTATAGATACAACGGTAGATACTAATGAATATATTATGCCTAAAGAAGTAGTCAGTATTAGACAGCTTTTTAGACGTAGCATTGGATCACGTACAGGTGGTGGAGATGGTGGCAGTTTATTTGAGCCGTTTAACTTGGCTTACAGTAATACATATTTGTTAGCTTCAACCAACATGGGTGGCTTAGCCACTTATTATGCCTTTGCTGGTTATCAAAAGCAGGTCGGTAAAATGTTCGGTAGCGATATTAATTTTGTTTACAATTCTACTACTCATACACTGACACTACAACAACGTCCATATGCCAGTGAGCAAATTTTAATTTGGATGTATAATTATCGCCCAGATTTTAATTTATTATCAGATGTATACGCAGGGCAATGGTTAAAAGATTACTCGCTTGCCAATGCTAAAATGATGCTAGGACAAGCTCGTGACAAATTCCCAGCTATTGCTGGGCCACAAGGTAGTAGTGCACTTAATGGTGCCGCACTTAAAACTGAAGCCAAAGCCGAAATGGATCAATTAGAATTAGATTTGATCAATTACAAAGACAACGGAACTCCAATTACCTGGGTAACTGGTTAAAAATAATACTTGACATTGTAATAATAAAGTAATAATATATAGTATCGCAGGAGATGCTATGATTATAGGTTTTGTAGGTTTGATTGGCGCAGGTAAAGATACAGCCGCTGATTTTTTAGTAAATTCACATGGTTTTAGGCGAGACAGTTTCGCTAATACACTTAAAGATGCTGTATCCGCAGTATTTGGTTGGGACAGAACACTACTAGAAGGTCGTACAAAAGAAGCTCGTGAATGGCGTGAACAACAAGACGATTGGTGGTCAGCTCGTTTAGGTCGAGATATTACCCCACGTTGGGTATTACAATATTGGGGCACCGAAGTTGTACGTAATGGGTTCCACGATGATATGTGGATAGCGAGTCTAGAAAACAAAATGCGTAAAACTACTGATAATATTGTTATCAGCGATGTAAGGTTCCCTAACGAGATTAAAGCAATACATGACGCTGGCGGATCAGTAATACGAATCAAACGTGGTAAAGACCCCAAATGGTTTAAAGACGCGGAACATTTTAATCGTGGTCCAGATGGAAATATCAATTGGTCATTGAGTAAAACTAGATTAATCAACGCCAATGTACACGCAAGTGAATATAGCTGGGTTGGAGGCAATATAGATCACACAGTGATCAACGATTCTACAATAGACGAATTATTCAAACAACTTGAAGTTATAATTAAAGGTCGGGAGTCAAATCTCCCTGACGCCACTTAACTCCTTCTTTATGTAAAGTGCGTTGACAGTTGGCACAGATAGTTTTAAGATTACTATACCTATTATTCTTTAAATCGCCATCGATATAAAATACATTAAAATGTTCAGAATGTTTTGATGTAAAGTTACACTTTTCACAAACGCTTTTTTTCTTGTATCCAGATAAGGCCCATAGTGGTCTTTCTTGTTTTCTTCCTTTAGCACAATGATCACATTTAGATCTATAGAAGGTTCTACCATCTTTATGGTAATTAACAGCAACTGGTCGTTGTCCACAACTATTACATAAGTTTCTCAAACTACCGCCCTTTTTAACGCCTTTATCCCATTATTTACACCGTATTTTTTCCATTTACTTGCTAAATAAAACAAAGAGTAATCCACTAAGGAGTTTTTTAAGATGGCACAAACATTACAATCACCAGGAACATTAGTTTCAGTTATAGATCAAAGTTTCTATACAACAGCGGCACCTGGTACTACCCCGCTAATTTTCGTAGCAACTGGGCAAGATAAACAGAATGCTAGTAATACAGGTATTGCACAAGGTACAACTAAAGCAAATGCCGGTACAGTATGGGTAATTTCCAGTCAACGAGATTTAGTAGACACATTTGGAACTCCTTATTTCCAAACTGATGCTAGTAACAATCCAGTTAATGCTGGTGAAATAAACGAATACGGACTACAAGCCGCATACAGCGTATTGGGCGCAAGTAGTAGAGCATATGTTGTTCGTGCTGATGTTAATTTAACACAGTTAGAAGGAACAACAACAATTCCTACAGGAACTCCTGCAGCCGGCACAGTATGGCTTGATACATCAAATAGCGCATTTGGAATTAATGTTTGGAGTACAACTACAAACAATGGCGCAGGCGGATTTACACTAGTAACTCCAGATATCATTGATGACAGCGATTATGACACAGTATTTTCAAACGGAGTTCCATTAGCATCATACGGAATGGTTGGTGATTTTGCTATGGTTGTTCCTGGCGAATCTACTACTGATTTTGATGTTGGTGGTTTATTTTATAAATCAGCTACAAATGGGTGGGTTTCAGTAGCTACAGGATTTGACGGTGGTAAAGCATTACAAATCAGTCCGCATTACAGTTATCCTAATTTCACTGCTAATACAGCTAGTGGTAGCGTTTGGGTTTGTACAACCCCAATATCAACAGGTGCTTCATGGGATATAAAATACTATAACGCTAGTTCTGCTAATTGGACATCAGTAAATGCTCCATTGTATGCAGATAGAGCAGCCGCTATTGCCGCACTAGATAGCATGACTGGTGGAATGGCTATTGATCAAGGTTCAGTATTTGTTGAATATGATTACAATAATACTGGTGTAGCTAATTTCAAACCATGGATACGTACTGGTACAGGTGCTACTACAATTTCTGTAACATCATCAACAGTATTCAATGCCGCAAGTAGTTTTGAAGTTAGAGAAACATATGCATCTGGAACTTGGTCAAATATCATAACAGTTGCAGTAACTCCAAGCGCAACAATTCAACTTGGACAACAAATTGCTTCAGCAATTAACACTAATAGTAATTTCATGAATGTTTCAGCTTCATGGAATCCTACAAATTATACATTGTCAATCAGCCATGCAATGGGCGGTGAAATTGAATTAAAAGATTTAACTAACACACCATTAAGCAGAATTGGTTTCAATACAAATGCGATTGGTACTATTCCTAATTTATATGCTGCACCATCAGGTGACGGATTTACTTTAGAAGCAAGTAACTGGGCTCCATTAACATTCCAATCACAAATGAGTGCTCCTGGATTAGCTCCAGCTAATGGTACATTATGGTTTAATAATTACTTGGGTGATGTTGACGTTTTATATAACAACGGCAGTGCTTGGGTTGGTTATCTAAATGCATTCCCTAATACAGATCCTAATGGTCCGATTATTTCTGCATCAGCTCCATTAACACAAAGTGATGGCACTTCATTAATAACCGGCGATATTTGGATTGATTCATCAATGCCTGATGCGTATGGCCAAACAGTTTATGTATATAATTCTGCTGTTGGCACAGGTGCTGCAGGATGGGTTTTACAAAATGTAGAAGATCATACAAGTCCAACTGGATGGGTATTTGCTGATGCACGTTGGTCAGACAACGGCATGGATGCACCTAGTTATGTAACTTCTATCAAGGATTTATTGATTAGCAATTATTTGGATCCAGATGCCCCAAGTCCATTCTTATATCCAAGAGGAACAAGACTATGGAATACACGTCGTAGCGGTAACAACGTAAAATATTATGATGCTGGATACATTAACGTTAATGCAACTAACGCAAACCACGGTAATGAGTCTATGTTAAGTTATTCACCAGATCGTTGGGTAACAGCAAGTCCAAATAACACTATGGGTGTTGGTACATTTGGTCGTTTATCACAACGTGCAGTAGTTGTTAAAGCCTTACAAAGTTTAGTAACAGCAAGTACACCAGTTCGTGATACTGATACATTAAATTATAACCTAATTGCTACTCCAGGTTATCCAGAATTAATTCAGGATATGGTCAGCCTCAACGCTGATATTGGACAGTTGGCATTAGTAATTGGTGACACGCCATTCCGTTTGGAAACAAATGCTACAACATTAGCAAATTACGGTAGTAATGCAGCAAAAGCCGCAGCTGATGGTGAAAGTGGATTGGCAACATATGATGATTACACAGCCGTGTACTATCCAAGTGGTTACACGAATGATAATTTAGGTAATAACATTGTTGTTCCAGCTAGTCATATGTTATTACGCACCATTATCAACAATGACAATGTAAGCTATCCATGGTTTGCGCCAGCAGGTACAAACAGAGGTATAGTGTCAAATGCTAGTTCAGTAGGGTATGTTGATGGAGAAACTGGAGAATTTAGAACTGCATCATTATACGAAAGTTTACGTGATGTGTTAGCAAGTGTTCAAATTAATCCAATTGCTACTTTACCAGGTGCTGGATTAACAGTTATGGGACAGTATACACGTAACAAAATGTCTACAGCATTAAACAGAGTTAATGTTTCTAGATTAGTAAGTTATATACGTCGACAATTAAACATATTGTCTAAACCATTCTTGTTTGAACCAAATGATAGTCAAACAAGAGCAGAGATTAAATCTGTTATTGAGGGATTGATGTTAGAATTAGTTGCTCAAAGAGGATTGTATGATTATGTAGTAGTTTGCGATACTACAAATAATACTCCAACAAGAATTGATCAAAATGAATTATGGGTAGATATTGCAATTGAGCCAGTTAAGGCAGTTGAGTTTATCTACATACCTTTAAGATTGTTGAACACTGGAGCAATAGCTTCTGGTAAGTTTGGTTCACAAGCAACAGGCTCTAAATAATTCAACACATAAAGGATAAGGAGAAATAAATGGCAACATCAAGTTTAAATAATTTTACAGTTCCGTTGGCAGGTAGCCAAAATCAAGGGCTGTTAATGCCAAAGTTACAATATCGTTTTCGAGTTGTTTTAACAGGGTTTGGATCTAGCAATTTTGGATCTGGCGGAACACCTGCTACTGAACTAACGAAACAAGTTATGATGGTTGATCGTCCACATCCAAGTTTTGAGGAAGTTAAATTAGATGTTTATAACAGTACAGTTAAACTAGCTGGTAGACATAAATTTGATGATATTAAACTTAAATTACGTGACGATATCAACAATAATGTAACAACTTTAGTTGGTCAACAATTACAGAAACAATTTGATTTCTATAACCAATCTAGCGCATATAGTGGACAAGACTATAAATTTTATATGTCCATTGAAATATTAGATGGCGGCAATGGTGCCGGAGTTGAGCCTGGCGTACTTGAAGTATATCAATTGCAAGGTTGCTGGATTAAAATGGCAAGCTACGGTAGCATGGATTATTCCAAAGGTGATGCTGTTGAATTAGAATTAACAATATGTTTTGATAATGCATATCAAACTAATGCAAGTGGTGCAAACGTTATTCTTCCAGTATTGTCGGCTAAGAGTCCATCCTCAGTATAATAGAAAGTAAACAAACAAAAAGCTCGATTTACTCGGGCTTTTTTGTTGACTAAATATTCATATGCCACAAACTTACATCGATGCCTCAGATAATGGGAAAGCCTTTTATACAGGCTATCAACACGCCTTTAAATTATATCTCAGTGATCAATACAAGAATGTACCCAAAGCGGCATTCATGTATTTTGTTAAGTTTAATCTTAATCCAAATATACAAAATAATCAATTAAGTAATGGTTGGAATGATGAATGGGCACTATTAGCAAAAAGTGTACAGCTACCTAAATTTAAAATTAGTACCGAAACAATTAATCAATATAATAGAAAATCCAATATACAAACTAAAATTAATTATGAACCAGTGACTATCGACATGCATGATGACATGGGCGGTGGGACTAATAATTTCTGGCAAAC